GTAAGACTAGAATACCAGAAGGTAGCTATGAAGTTACGCTTAGACATGAAGGGACAATGGTAAAGAAGTATGATGATAGATACAATGGACATGATGGTATGCTTTGGCTTAGGAATGTGGATAATTTTGAATATGTTTATATTCATGTTGGGAATGATGATGATGATACCGATGGCTGTTTACTTGTTGGCAGAGGATGTAATACTCACAACGTACAAACAGTCACAGGAAGTGTATTAGCTTATACAGCTTTATACCCAATGATATATAGTGAGATTAAAGCAGGTAGACCTGTGAACATAGAGGTATACTAGTACATTTACCTCATCAACATTCTACTCTTATACTTATCTATGATATAATTACACAATTAACTAAAAAGGAATTCTATTATGGCTATACCTGACTCAGCAACACCCAAAGACTACTCTATACTATTGTATAATAAGACAGAGATAGACACTATCAACTCTACTGAACAAAACAGGGTCAACACTGCTTTAGAGTCTAAGGTCTCTCTATTAGATGTAGGAAACCCAAATGGACTAGCTACGTTGGGGGAGGGAGGTACTTTAAAAGCATCTCAGATACCTATTGCTACTAATGTAGAGGCATTAAATGTCCTGAATACGTCTACAGTGATCACACCTTATAACATAGGTTACATCCTAGAAGCCAAGAACTATTTACCTACATCTGTAGCTATATCGACTTATGGAAATTTTAGGTCTGACGGAACTATACCAATGGACGCAGGTTACATTCCACAAGGTATGCTAGACGTAACAACAGTAAACTACGTACAAAACGCAATACTTGCCAATACTACCACATATGTTAAAGATACAGTAGCTGAGATGTTACTGATTAGTCCGATAGTGGTAGGAGACGTTTGTTTTGTTACTAATGATGGTCTAAGTAATGGAGAATACTTATGCGTCACTCCTAGTACAGGAGGGTCGGCAGTAGAAGACTGGGCGTTACGACCAGATGTGGCTGCTTGGGGTACCGTCACTGGTACTCTGTCTGATCAAACAGATTTGCAGAATGTACTGGACACTAAAGTAAATGTAGTTGACATCGCCAAACTCGCTCATATAACAGTAACCCAACCTGTTAACTTAGACACTATGGAATCAAGTATAGCCACTAATACTGCAGATATAGCAGTACTAGAGTCTATCAATAAGGTAGCTATTTCTATAGTATCGACTAGTGCACTATCAACTCAAACCTTAACTAGTGGTACTGCTGAGAGGCTAAGATGGATGACTACAGCCTTAGTAGACGCTGGTGGAAGTGATATATCTTATAGTATAAGTACCGATAACATACTGATAGGTAATACTGGTATCTATAAAGTGTACGGAGTTTTATCGGCTATTGCCCCTATAAATGATATTGTAGATGTAGAGCTATATATAGATAATTTACCTACAGGGTTTAAGTCATCTTGTATAGGTAGAGGTAATACCTCCGCTGTAACTTTTGTATATACGTTCATGTCTTCATTTGCTATTAACGATGACATCAGCCTTTACGTTACATCTACAGGTACAGAAATCACAGTACAATCTGCCTCTGTAACAGTAGAAAAAACAACATACTAGGAGTATTAAATGAGTAGATTATATAATGAAGAGGGTTGGAAAGACAACACAGCTAACTTTGTAACACAAGGTGCTATCGGAATAACTGAACCAAACTTTGAAGATATGGGTAATGGTGTGTATGCTCATGGGTTCACAAATGGAGAAGCGTTAGTTACTAGTCATCACATGAATCATGACGTTAAACCAGGAGGCGATACCTATTTTCACATCCATTGGGCTCCTAGTACTGCCATGACAGCTGGAGAGACAATTACATGGACCATTAATTACATAGTGGCAAGAGGATACCATCAGGGGGACTCCGTTATTGGTGTTACCTCAACCTTGAACTTAGAGTATACAGCTGATGGTACTGAGATAGCCGGAGAACATATGGTGTTAGAATCCCTCACACCTATCACAACACCTGAACCAGATAGCCATATAAGTAGTAAAATTACGTATAGTGACGGTACTTATAATACTAAGTCGTATGCATTTGCTATGGGTATCCATTATCAAGTAGATAGAAACGCTACCCCTAATAAAGAACCTAATTTCTATGGAGCATGACAATGAGTAAATTTATAATTTATGCAGGCAGAGACTACACGGCAGATTTTACATTAGTCTCTAACGATGGTACAACCCCTCAAAAGTTAAATACAATTGATACAGGTACCATCACTATTTTTAGTAGTGGGCCTGAGGGGGAATGTATCTTAAGTAACATTTCATTGAATCTTACCGATAAGGATAATGGACTATTTACAGTATTCCTTACAGCAGAGCAAACAGCTAAACTGGCTCAAAAGTTAGGATTTGAAGAAGATTCTTACAGTCCTATAGGTAACTATGAGGGGTTCCTAGACTTTAATTTAGTATCTGGTAATAGGCAAGCCTTAATACAGATAAATGTCAAGGAGGTCCCTTCGTGTCCGATAGTATAAAAGTTGACACTAAAACGGAAGTAGCGGTAACCTCTAAACCTACTATGGTCGTAGGTACTCCCATAACTACTGAAGTCTACAAAGATCAACGTAACAAGGTACAGGTCTCTCCTAGGAGTTATCAAATAGTAAGTCAAGACATCTATACTACTAAGAGAAATACCAAACTAGAACCTTGGTTCGAGGACCAAATTACTGATGTACTGAAAGGTAATGGGGTAATTGACTCTATAGATGAGTTAAAAACTGCGTTTGAGAACTTTAAAGACGGTATTACTAAAGAAGTAGGTTATTTAGATGATGGGTATACTAAGTTAGCGTACGACTTAGATGTAGTAAAAGTAAGTAATGACCAAGTAGTAGCAGGAATCAAGACCCTAGATATAACAAGGGTTACACCTGATGAGGCTGCAGCTATTTCAGATAAAGTTGTATCAGCTTTCCAGACTAATGGTACTGGCGGTGCTTGGGTACAGAAACAAGTCTCTGCCTTATCGAATAACATCATCAACACAGCTAAAAGTATTAGTTCTGTAAACGCTGTAATGGATACTCAAAGTAAGTATCTTAAAGCTATTTCAGGTTCTATAGATGTATTAAAGGCACAAGTAGACGGTAAAGTCATTACACATAAAGGCTACCATGACGTTGTATCCCCAGACGGAACTATAAAGGAAGACGCTAAACCTTATGCTTGTTGGGCTCCTGGGGAAGTATGTGTAGAAGAGTCTGGCGATGATAGTTCAGATACTAGGGCTGAGCACACTGGTGACACCTATTTACATGTAAGAATTGACGATGCCACAAATAAAGATAAAATTATCACAGTTTACCGCTTTATATATGATTTTGAGGTCGAGACGTACGCATGGAGTGTTTTAGAGAATGACTTAGCCTCTGAAGCTTTTCAAAAAGCCTTAGATGCAGGCTATTTAGCGGATGGTAAGATAAACTCTTTTTACCAAGCCTATCCTCCTACGCTAGCAGAAAACCCTACTTTAGGTGCTGGTGACTTATGGATTGACAGTAGTGAGAATGGCAATAACAAGATGTATAGGTATGACCCAGATAACACTACTTGTCCTGAAGGCCTTAGTGGTTGGTGCCCTATAGATGATAAACGTATACAAGCTAGTGTGGATTTTATACAAGAAGCGACTGTAGACTGGCAGGGTAATGCTAAAGCTGTAGGATCACTAGTTGTGAAGGCAGGTGAGTATATATCAGGTTTCGTATCTTCTGCTTCTTCTGGACCTACAGATGCAGGTTCCACATTTGCTATATTTGCTGATAGGTTCTCTGTCGGTGGGTATAGTGGAGATGGTAGTTTATATGATAGAGCACCGTTCAAGATAGATAATACTGGCACTGAGCCACAAATAACTTTTACAGGTAATGTAACTTTTAAGAGTGTAAATGTAGGTGATCTATACGATGATGGTACTTATACTAATGATGCTAAAGCAGAAGCAGTGTATAAAGACCTTTATGGGTATAAAGATAGTAATGATGAGCAAGTAAAAATTATAAGTACTGCCTTAAACGATGGAGAGACAGGCCTAGCTAATACCTACAAAACAGCGTCTGATGCTGCCCTAATAACAGGTATTTTAGGTAACGGTGAAGATAATAAACTTATACATACTTTAACAACTGATACAGAGTCCGCTATAGTAAACATAGCTAGGGTGGAGAAGGATTCGGTAGTAGAAACCTGGTATGTAGGTACTTTACCTGTAGTGACTGTAAAAGAAGGTAAAAAGGTAGTAGAAACCTCTAAACCTGATGCTACTCTATCTCCTTATAAAGATTGGTTACCTATCCAAGAGGTCACTAACGCTGAGGGTGTTGTAACTACTGTAGGAAGAAAAGATACTAGAATGATACATTCTGGGGATACTATAGTTCATTATGAGATAGTAGACGGTAAACGTAAATTTGTTAACGATTATAGATTTGGTAAAGCTTTAAATCAGGGTATCGACAGCAACTACTTGGACGCATCCGGGTATGGCTTATTCTCTGTTGTTGATAAAAGGGCCGAACTCGCCCATGACCAAGCCTTAGCTGCAGGACTTACTTCTGACAATAAAGTTAACACATTCGTACAAGATAAAGCACCTAAAGATGGTGATGCTAATATCCCTGTAAATTTCGATGGTAGTTATACTTTAGGGGATGGGGATATATGGATAGATACTACTAAAGTAGGTGAAGAAAAGAATGATGAGGGTACCATCGTAAAAGAAGGTATTTCTAAAAATCTCCTATCCATATATGATGAGGATAAAGCGGTATGGAACCCTTTACCTGTTAGTGCTGATGCTATTGTGAACAGTTTTAACTGGACTAATGACGCTAAAGCAAATGAAGCTATAAAGTATTTTACCGAATTGGCCCCTAAAGTGGAGGTACTCGAGAAACAAATTGATGGTGTAGTAGAAACCTTCTACAAAGACACCTTTCCAGTAGCACTAAATAGTGATGGTGTACCTAATTCTACTATACCTGTTACATCTGTACTACCGTACAGTAGTTGGTTACCGCAAGAGGCAGTAGTAGATGAGAACGGGGAAGTCACAACTCCTGCTGTACTAGACACTAGGAAGCTACATGTAGGTGATACTGTAGTAGTGTATAAAACTGTAGTGTCTGAAGATGAAAGTATGTCTAAAGAGTTTTTAGAGGACTTTAAGTTTGCTAATCTAGGTGGATACGTAGAGGGAGAGACTGATTCAGCTGGCTATGCATTTATCCGTGTAGAGGGCTCTTTAGCTACAGTAGCCCATACCTTAGCTTTACAAACCGCTATATCGGCAGATGGTAAACAACTTATATTCACAGATAGTAAGTATACTAAAACTAATCCTCCTAAAGACACTGATGCTCCAGAGGATAGTAAAGGCAATCGAGCACTTTCTACCGGTGATATTTGGTATAATGTGAATGAAGGTAATAAGTTATACGTATATGCTGCAACTGGTGCTGATCCTGTGACATATATGTGGAAAGAAAGAATAATTACCCCTACTGCTTTAGACCTATCTGCGTATAAGAGTTCATTACAAGTAGAAAGTTACGTAGAAGGGTTAGCGTTAGTTAGTCAAAGCAGCTTAGACACACAGCTAGATAAAAAGATAGATATGCACTTTACTACTAATGTTCCATTTAAACCTACTAGTATTGCTTCTGTATCGTCAAGTGATACTACCTTATGGGGCTCACCTGAACGGAACGGTGACATTTGGATTAACGCACAAGTCATTTATGTTAAAGATATAGATGGGAACAATACTACGGAAGTAGAATATAACATAGGCATGTACAAATTTACATGGGTTGGTACAGGTAACGACAATAATGAATGGGCAAAGATAGAAGACAGCACATCACTACAAGCTTTTATAGATGCTGGATCTGCTTTAAAGAAAATAGAGGATGATATTACTGTATTTGTAAAGAACGAGTATAACAGTAAAGGTAAAATACAGCCCCCGTTGGCCCCTTATAAGCTTAATGACTTATGGTTAGTTGGTAATGATGTACCCTATAGTAATGATGTTACTGTCGATAAATATAATGAGGAGTATAAGAACGCCATTCTCATATGTACTAGGTCTAAGGCTTCCCTCCATACTCAAAGTATAGATGATTGGGTGTCTTATATAAATCCATTGAAGTCTAATGAAATTATCAAGCTAATAGGTGACGGAATCACGACATTTAAAAATACTGAGGTAAACAATCTTATAAATAGGATTGACTCCTTAGAAAAGCAGAATGATGGTAGAATAGACTCATTCTTCTACGATTACAGCCCAGGTACTGTGATTACAGTAACTCCTTCTTCGTTTGGTGACAGACGAGTACTTGCTAGACCTTATGTTAGGTATAGCCCTGCACCTAATCCTTTAGTGACCCCTTATAAAGATTGGTATTCGATTGACTATAATAATAGAATAGGTGAAACAGTCCCTATTACAGAGAGGTTAAAGCATGTAGGGGATACTTTTACTCAACTGAATACAGCAGATAATATGGTTGTAGAGGGGTCTTACAAGTTTACCCATCACACAACACCTTCTAGTGATACAGATGCAGAAGGGTTTGCTTGGAACATCCTGGCCGAAGATTCCGCTGCAGCACAGGTACTAGCTGGTATGATTACACTAGAAGCTGTAGCTGACGGTAAATTGTCTATGGTATCGTCTGCTAGTAAGCTGTCTTATATACTACGGCATAAGACTACTTCTGCTACTACTACAGTACCACAAGATGAGTATGAAGAAAAATACACTACAGACACTAACTATATAGTGTATGATACTAGATTAACTAATATCCCTGATGCTGACTTTACGGAAGTGTCTGATGGGGACCTTTGGTTAAGAAGTCAGGATAACGCTACTTATAGGTATGACGAGTCAGCTAAACAATGGACTAACATATCGTTAACTGCCAAAGGTATTATCAATGCTATAAATGGCGATAACGACACTACAACTCACGTTATAGATGATACTACTATTAACGGCAACGTCATCCGAACAGGAACTATAGTAGCTGATCACATCAACACTAGCACTTTAAGTGCATTATCGGCTAACTTAGGTATAATCAAGGCAGGTGTTATGTATGATAAGAGTGCAGTATTCAATGAAGATGGTACTGTAAATTATAGTATGAAAGTAGATCTCACTAAAGGGGAGATCCATATAAAATGAGTTTATTTATTGGTAAGGATTTAGAAGGTAATGGAATACTTCATATAACTGAAGGAGTAAAATCTGCAACAGCTATGAAATCTGGAGTATTAGATGATACCATATTCCATAACGACCTAGAGTTTACTACTTTTACAGTATATGATATTATACAAGGAGGAGTGACTACTTGGAGGCCTTATCTTTCTAGGTATAATCAACAAGCATATACCCAATCCTCAGAAGGGTTTAGTAGGCTAAATGACGCTAATGTAGTCGGATCCTTTTACTTAGATAATGATAATAACGTAGTAACAGGACAAATACAATTTAAAATCGGAGTACAAAGTTCTACTACATTAGTAACAACTTATCATGTCGGTAGTACTCCTATAGGTCCGGATAACTTATCCAGAGATGTAAGTGGGAACAGTTATTCTGCAATATCTTCTACAGCTAAAAAGTTAGTAATACTTCATAAAGAGAAATTAGCTTCTGGGCCAGGAGTTACTGTAGGTCAAGGTATATTTAAAATAGGTTCAGCAGACTTACAGAATTTAAAGTACGCTTATTATGGTGATCTTAACAACCATCCTTCTACTATTCGTATAGATAATTACCTATCTTTAGTGGATAGTTCTAAAATAGATGGAGATATTCTTATCTCTAGTAACTCTGCTGCTACTATTATCAGCAAAGGAGGATATGACTTATTTAATTCAAGTGTAGGTAGATTCGTACCGGGTATAGGTACTACTACAGTTAAGCGTAATACTACTGACTTAAATACTTATAAAAATACATACTATCCAATAATGGATGCAACCCTAGGCAATTTTTACAGCCTAAAAGCTGTAGTAGACTTTGGGTATGGTGCCTATACCTCTGCTACTTTTTTAGAAGAAGACTTTGATGAATACGTAGCAGGTTACACTAGGATTAGGTACTTAAATGGTCAATTAGTGTCATATACAACATCTACAGATTTTTACGTTACTTTTACAATAGAAGAGTTTGAGGTATAATTTTAAATATAAAGGATAAAAAATGGCATGTGATGCAACAGTAGATAGTTATAGTAGAGAAGATGGTGCATTAGATGTAAGTACTAAATACTTACAACTAATGAAGGATACAGTATCAGAAGATAGTTTGTATATAAGGGCTAAGGATACCTTTAAAGTCATATTTAAAGACTTAGACATGACTACAAAAGAGAAGGCTGCGATAGTAAGTGAATATATTGTGGGCCTTACTACTAACTTAAGTAGTGCGGCTATGCAAACAGCAGTGGCTTGGGCCAAAGAGGAACGAGATGGTGCGTACACTTTAACTAAAGTCAAAGCAGAAACGCAGATAGCACTGGCTCAATCTAAGAAGACTCAAGTAGAGATATGTTTAGTACAAGAGCAGACATCTTATCAGAAAGCTAAAATGTTGTCAGAGTATGCGGGTAGTCTTAGAGATAATGGTCCTATAGCCACGTTTAACACTGATGGTACCCCTAAAACTCTCTCAAACAGTGGTTTAAAATACCATCAAACTAAGCAAGTCGAAGCTTCTACCTACCAAATACAGGCAGACGCTTTCCGTAAGTCCGGAGTAGTTACTATAAGTGTAGACACTGATAACGTAGTTAAAGGTACTATGGGTAATACTGCTGGTTATACACACCAACAGACTATAAATGCTGAGAGACAGAGACAAGCGTATGAGGATAGTAAGATTAACCATTTACTCAACTCTACTGGTGTGATTATAGGACAAATGTTAAGTGCCGAAATTGACCCTGACACTGAGGTAATCGGTTATATGAAATCAGCTATGGGTAAACTACTTACACCGAATCATACTACTCCTGAACCGTTTGGGGCTACTACTACCGAGGGGTAAATAATGTCTTTTATGTACTATGATGGCTCTATTGTTGCTCGTATGGACTTAAACAGGGCACTTAGTGTTTACAGACGTTTTGATGATTTCTGGGGCACTACGTATATAGATGGGGTAAAAGTGTATAATGCTTCTATGATATTCTACACTAGGACTTATAGAGATGATCGTACTATCAAAAAGTTTGTAAAATCTTTAGGTATGACCTGGGAAACATTTACAGGCAGTAAAGTAGATAGGGAAATTGAGAATATGTACTTTAAGTTTAAGCCAGGGTTTGCGTACTCAGGTGAGGTGGCTAATAGAGAAGTAATACAAGTAGAGGCAGAAGGCAGGAAAACGAGCCCATTGGCAGCTCCTACACTAGAGGAAATTCGAAGCAAGTTAAATCTAGTATTTTCAGGTACTGATGAGATAGCGGTTACAACTAGTTATGGTGGTATTACTAAAAAGTACCTGGAAAACCATGAGTTAGAATGGGATATAGGTCCCACTGGTGTAACAACTACTCCACTAAATGTGGAGGAACTTAGGAAAGTACTTGACTCAGATCCATGGTTCTACTATGCTAATTCTAGGTTTTCTGATAAAGGTTCAGTGACAATTGATGCATCTCACTATGACGGGAGCGGTAACGGTATTATAACTAAAGACACTAAAACCCCTTCAACAATCGGTGTGTGTAATACTGGATCCACCGTAAACATACTAGGTACTTTAGCGTTATTAGATAGTCAGAGTGAAGTGTTTACTCTTCTCAATGAAGCCTACGATGAAGAGGTTAATGCCGTAAAAGGAACTCACGATATATACTACACTGAGTATAAGTTTACAAGAACATATAAGTTTAATAAGATTACAGGAAGTTCTACCTTTTTAAATATGCTTTTAGATTGGTACTCCTACGCTGGCGATAAACTGGTACACTCGTCTGATACTAGTATTAAGAAAGCACTAGAAACTATGATGGTAGATACCAATCCTGGTAATAATAGTTTATATATTGTAGACCGTGGAAACGTCTATTTAAAGTATGATACACTCAGGTATATGAAGAAGAGAGAATTTGTTAAGCTCTTAGGTACTAGTATAGATATAGGTTATACAGTGGAAGATGCTGAGTGGTGGGAGAAAGCACTGATGGTAGTTCTCGTTATTCTTGCTACGTATATCTCGATAGTTATGCCGCCTGCTGGACCAGGAGCATTTGCAGCTATAGCTACTTTCGCTGGTACTCTGGCTATAACTTTGTCTATCGCTAGTTTTATTATGATGCAAGTTGGTGGCCTATCCTCTTTAGGGTATGTCAAACGTATTGGTAAATTTGCCGCTGTAGCCGGTGTAATCGGGCTTCTAGCTGGGATACTAGCCGCTTTACAGAATTTAATTACACAAGCCATAACTAAAGAAGCTTTGAAAGAGGGTTTACAGAATATGACAAAAGAGCAGGTAGCTACAGAAATCAGTAAAAAAACTGTATCTGAGCTAGCTATTATGGCCATTAAAGAATCTTTTACTGGATTAACCTCTGCGGTACAAAACATTTTTACAGACTTCTCAATGGAGTCATTAAAGGTTCTAGCCAATAGTGTTATAGATAGTTTAAATGGTTTAACTACAGCTTTTAACTTTTACCAGGATACAGAAAAATCTAAGTATGATAAAGAGATGAATGATTTAAAAGAGCAAGATGAAGCATATGAACAGGAGATACTGAATAAACCTTTTATGTTTCCCTTTGGTCAAGTTATGCTTATGCACGAAAAGTTGTCTACACCAGACATGCTTCAAGACTTATCCTTAGATATAGATAGTCGTATTGGTAGAGATAGTTCCTACACTTCGTGGGAAAACAACGTCAATATGTAAAGTATGGTATAATTATAGCTATTAAAGGAAAAATATATGATTGATATTAACAATAGTGCCGAGTTACTAGAAAGCTTAAAAGCTGATAAAGAGTCATCTAACAACCATAAAGCTACCTGGGATTCCAGAAGAGAGATATGGATTAAAGAAGGTAATGGTGATCCTTACGGTAACGAACAAAAGAATAAGTCTTCAATAGTTTCTAGAGATATTAAAAAAACTGAAGTATGGCAACATGCCACTATTATTGACCCATTTGTCTCTAACACTGATATGGTTAGAGCTACTGCTGTTGGTGCAGAAGATTCTCCTGTTGCTATACAGTCAGAGTCCTTACTAAACTACTTTTTTTGTAGGGACTTTGATAGGTACAATTTTATATCTGAAGGATTCAAAATACTACAGAGAGAAGGTACTGTAATAGCCAGAGTAGGATGGGAGTTCCAAGAAGCCGAAGTGGATATAGAGGTTCCTATTACTAAGGTAGTTTCTATACCTACCCCCCAAGGTATTATGCAACAACAACAAATAGTAGGTTATCGTACTGAAACTCAGATGAAGACTATTCTTAATAGGCCTACTGCTGAAAACAGGGATAATAGGACCCTATGGATAGATCCTACAGAAAAACAGAATATATCTAAGGCACAATTTGTTATAGAACACTTCAAGTCTAACCTGTCTAAACTAACGCAAGATGGTATATATGAGAATTTAGATTTAATAGACGTTAAATCAGATGCCCACCAAGAATCTGAGGATGTATCCTACGATGATAGCGACCCTGACAGTTTCACATTTCAAGATAAGGCGAGAGCTGAACTAGATGTGTATGAGTATTGGGGTAATTATGATCTGAATGAGGATGGTATAGCTGAACCTATAGTATGTACATGGGTAGGCGAAACTATAATTAGATTAGAGGAAAACCCGTATCCAGATGGGGAGGTACCTTACATCTCCACTGCGTTAGATCCGGAACCTTTCAGTATTAATGGTAGACCTAATGCAGACTTACAGAGTACTGATCAAAAGATAAGTACATCTATCATTAGGTCATTTATGGACACATTAGATAATTCAACTAATGGGCAAAGAGGGTTTAAAGAAGGTACATTAGACCCAGCTAACGAACGTAAATTTAGAGCTAGGAAGGATTTTAAATTCCAAGGGGATAGTCCTGTAATATGGGAAGGTAAGTACGCAGACTTCAATCAGAGTGTACTTAGTTTTTATGAGATGGTACAGAATAACCAGAGTGAATTAACTGGTGTAAGACCTTTTGCTGGCGGTAACGCTGATTATGGCAGCTCTAGGCAGGCTGGTATGGCTATGGGAGCTGTAGCTAAGAAAGAAATAGATATATCTCGTAATTTCGCAGAAAACTTTATCAAACCCTTGCTGCGTAAGTGGTTAGCTATGATAAATGAGTTTATGGAACCAGAGGAAGTAGAGAGAATTACTGGGGCTCCCTACGTTAAACCAGACCCATTAGACATGGATGGTAACTTAGATATTAGGATAGAAGTATCTACGGCTGAAACGGATGCGGCCAAAGCTGGTGACATTAGTTTTATGCTACAAACTATGTCTCAGAGTTTACCATTTGATCTTACCAAAATACTCCTAGCGGAACAAGCTGACCTAAAGAAGATGCCTACCCTAGCTAAGAAGATCATGGAATATACTCCTCAGCCAGATCCGTTAGAACAAGAGAAGAAGATGTTAGAGATTGAAGAGCTTAAAGCAAGTATAGCGGAGAAACAATCTAGAGCTAGAGAGAATGAGGTTGATATGAGGCTCAAAGAAAGTCAGACAGTGCTTAACCAAGCTAAAGCTAGACAGACTCACGCAGACTCCGATATAAAGGATCTAGACTTTACCGATAAGTCTACGGGCGTATCTCATCAAAGAGAGTTAGAAAAGCAAAACCAGAAAATCACTGGAGATATAGCAAAACAGAGGATCAGTAATACTAATAAGGCTAATTCTGGTGTTTAGTATTAAATTTATGATATAATTTGTGTATAGGTTACGAGCAATAAGTTATCTCACTAAAAGAACCTGACATTTCCCAATCAATGAAGGAAAACTAATGAATGAAGAATTGAACCGTGTGCAAGTTACTCTAGCTCAAGCAGAGATGAAAGTAGAGAAGGCAGAAAAGTGGGAGAAGCTACTAGCTAATCCGTTATTTGAAGAACTTATTACTAAAGATTACCTAGGTGATGACGCTGTTAGGTTAACTATGAATTTAAAACCTAAGTCAGACGATAATGAAATTGTAAGTAATATGCTGATTGCCAAAGCAACCTTTAGTAGATTTGTAGGTAATATACTTGAAGAAGGTATGAACGCCAAAATGTCTATTGAAGAGAACTCTGAACTTCTTAGTGAACTAGATAATGAGTAGGTACCATGATTAATATGACTAATACTCAACTGGAAGAGATGAGTGACGATGACTTTGAAGAAGCTCAAGCACTGATAGACGAAACGCCAGAAAATACTGAGCCTGTTATTGATGATGAAGTGGTAGAACCGGAAGTAGGTCCTGAGACTGTTAGTGAAGGGTTTGAAGAAGACACTGAAGAGTTTAGCGAGGAAACTAAGGAAGTAGAGGAAACAGAAGAAGTAAGTGAAACAGAAGATGACATTCTTGCTGACACAGAAACAGAAGAATCCACTACTAAGGAAGAATCTCCTGATGACACTGAAGAAAATAGTGAGGATACCCAAGACTTCAACTATGAAACTAGTTACAATGAGTTAATGAAACCACTTAAAGTGTCTGGAAAAGAGACACAAGTTAAAAGCATAGATGATATGCGAAACTTAGCGATGATGGGTATGGATTATTCTCGTAAAATGCGAGACATCAAACCACTTAGAGCTGTGGGTGAGACATTGGCCAAAGCTGGGATTATGGTTGATGGTGGTGTAGACGAAGCTGCTTTAGCTAGATTAATTGACATTAATAATGGAGATCAAGACGCTTTATCTCAGCTTATACAAGAGAAAGGGATTGATCCATTAGACTTATCTACGGATGATGTAGACTATACACCTACTGCTAGTATTGCTAGTGAACAGAGTATAGAAATCGCTGATGTAGAGAAAGAGTTAATTAATCGTGGCAGTGTTGATAATGTTATTTCTGAACTAGATAAACTGGATGAAAGATCGAAGCAATTCTTTAATGAAACTCCGTCCAACCTGTTGAAGCTAGACGATGACATTAAGAATGGCACGTATGAGACCATCATGGGTGCTGTTCAGTATGAGAAGTCAGTAGGTAGACTAACTGGTATGAGTGATATGGAAGCATACATTCAACTTGCTACTCAACAAGGACCGGTTACTCAACCAGTAGCTGCGGTTACTAAACCTAGTGTGAAACAGCGGAAGGCTGCAGGTATTACTAAACGACCTCCGGCTAGAAAGAGTGTACATAAGACCTATGACTACGTTAATATGTCAGACGATGAGTTTGAAGCATTGGCGATGGTTGATAGTCTGATGTACTAACAAAAATACAAGGAGCCTATCATGGCAGGTGAAAACACACCAGGAATTTATAACGAAGGTACTGCTGCAAACCCATCAAGTATTGATGCTGGAAACAGTAATGCACAACTAAGTCCGTTTTATTACGACAAACAAGCGGTAATTGAAGCAAATAAAAAAGCTTATATTGGTCAATTATCAGGAACTCGTAATCAACCAAAACATATGGGTAAATCTATTAAGAAACACGTTATCGTGCCTATGTTAGATGATCGAAATGTGAATGATCAAGGTATTGATGCAGCAGGTGTTGTTCTAGATAACACTAAATGGACTGCAATTAGTGGTGCTGGTGTAATCCAGGGAACTGCTTATGCTGATGAAGCTGCTGCTACTACTGCTGCAGGTGCTGATGGTACTGTTAAACAAACTGGTGGTAACCTTTACGGTTCATCTAAAGATGTTGGTACAGTTTCTGCACTTACTCCTGTTATCTCTGAGACTGGTGGACGTGTAAACAGAGTTGGATTCTCACGTGAAGTTATTGAATCTACGTTAGAAAATTACGGCTTCTTTTATGAGTTTACTCAAGATGACCTGAACTTTGACTCTGATGCTAAGCTAAAGTCTCATTTATACCGTGAATCTGGTAAAGCTGCTGGTGAGATGACTGAGAAGTCACTTATGGTTGACCTTATCAATAACGCTGGTATTGAGATCTTTGCTGGTACAGGTAATACTGACTTAGCTGGTGTAGCTACAGGTGATACTGTTGGTTTAGCTGAGCTAAGAGCTATGACTAAAGTACTTAACGCTAATCAGTGTCCTATGGATACTAAGATTATTTCTGGTTCACGTAATATTGATACTAAAGTTGTATCTAATGCTCGTTACGCTTATACTACTGATGATATGATTACTATCCTTGAGGATACTATGAACACAACTACTAGTAAACATGCTTGGGCTTACGTTGAAGAGTACGCAGATGGAGCTAAATACGCTAAATCTAATGTTGCTCGTGGTGAAGTAGGTAAGATAGGTAAAGTTAGATTTATTGAACACCCAGAAATGCTTATTCAAGAGAATAAAGGTACAGCTGGTATTGATGTGCACCCAATTCTTTTCGTAGGTTCTGGATCGTTTACTCAAATCGGTTTCCAAACTAATGGTACTAAAGGTAAGTTCGAGATTATTACTAAAATGCCTGGTAAGGAGATTGCTGATCGTCAGAATCCATATGGTAAAGTTGGATTCAGTTCTAACAACTACTGGTATGGTATTCTTGTCGAAAGACCGGATCACTTAGGTGTAATTTATGGTGCTGTTGCATAACAGTAAATTTAGTAGAGGGTAACCCCCTCTACCTCTTAGAGAATAAAAATAAGGATATACAATGAGTCAACATTTAGAGGAAAAGTCACTTCCAGAGTTACGTGATATTGCGGATGAGCTGGGTATAGAGTACCCTAATAATATAAGCAAAGCTAAGATTATTCAGAAGCTTGTCGAAGATGATGAAGCTGTGGAAGGTAAACCTGCTGATGTGGAAGGTGTTAAGGTTAAAAAAAGAGAGTCTGCTGCAGACATTAAGGCACGTATGAATAAGTTAATTAGATTACGTGTTTCTAGTAATGACCCTCAGTATAAAGGGCGTAATGGTGTTACTCTTCAAGTAGGTAATAAGACTGCTGTAGTAGGTAAGTTTATCCCATTCAATACTATCTGGCACTGTCAAGAGCCGGTATTAAACTCTTTAAAAAGAAGACAGTGGAGACAAACTGTATTTAAAACAGATAGAACTACAGGTATGAAAGTACCTGTAACTTCTGTACACCCTTCTTTTATTATTGAGTTACTCCCGAGTCTAACGGAGAAGGAACTTGCGAAGCTGGCTACAGATCAGTCTGCTCGAGGTTCTATACCGATGGATAGTGACACTAACGTTTAGTAGATAGGGCTCATGTATTCTCCTTCATGGGCCTTACTGTATTAAACTACAACAACTAAAGGAATAAATATGCCTACGGAATATAACTCACAATTTGATAACTTGGTTAGGCCAGGTACTACTGGAGCATACGAGCCTATAGTATCTTCGTCACAAAGACAGTCATCACAGAACACTCCATTCGATTTGTACGGTGCGTTAAAGACAGGTGTTGGCACTGTACAGTCTATGTTTGCAGGTAACCCTTTAGCACAAACCGCAGGACTAGACCCGGTAATATATGCTAAACTATCACCCACAGAACAACTTCAAAGTCAAGAAGCTTTTAACCTAGGAGCAAAGAATGTTGCAGCTAATGAGTTTGATGTTACTGGTGCAGCCAACCTAGGTATAAGTGCGTTTAACGCATATAATACTAATAAGTATCAAAATGAGATGATGGACACCTATAAAGCAGATTTAGGTATGAAGTGGAAAGATCAAGAACGTAGAGATGCTGTTAGAGACAAATGGTCATCAGCATTTCAGAACTCATAAATAAGGATTCTACATGGCATTAGGTCAAGCATTCCAACAAACCGTACGTGCACCTGAGTATAGAGACGTAACTTCAGGCTTACGTGAAACATTATTACAAAATGAGGCTAGGCAGCGACAAAAAGATCAAGACTATTCTCAAGCACTACAAGACTATAAACCTACTGCAGAGCAACAGACTATTGCTGGTTCATTAGCTAGTACTAAGGAAGCTCTTACTTCAGAGTCTGAAGATAGTATCAATGCGTCTTATGATGCCCTAGCACTAGATACTGAGTACAGTAAGGCACTAAATAATTTAGACGCTAGTTACACTACTGCTAAAGGCAGATGGATACCTACTTATGATGAAAAAGGTAATGTGACTAACTTTGATGCCACTGAAGAAGGTAAAGCGTATAAGGATAGAGAACTAGAGTTTAATGAAAAATATCGCAACTACCGTAGTGCATTAGAACCTAAGTTACAAGGATTGAACGCTACTGCACTTTCCACTATGAGTGCTGGGTACGATCCGGTTAAGTTACAATCTCGTATGCAAGAGGACCTTATATCCAAAGGGGTAGGGTTAGAGTCTGCACTTAAAGCTTCTACTGTAGCTGCACAACCATACCAAACTGCTCCGATAACAGAAGTAGAGAAGATAGCGTTACAAGCTAAGGTAGATCAAGGTAAAGAACTAACTAAGTCTGAACTGAATACGTTAGAAAAACTTAGAGAAGGTAATGAGAAGATTACTAGGCTAGGTGGAGCTACTGTTAATCCTGATGGTAGTATTACGTATACTGGTAAAGGTGGTAAAGCTAAATCATATTCAGCTAATGAGATTAGGGAATCTCAGAAAGAGCTAATGGATACTTTTGATAATGTAGGTTGGGGTATATGGAAAGATAATAAAGATATTGTACAAGACTACTTGAATCCTTTGTACCAAGAATTCGCTGGTTACTTAACCCCTAAAGATATTAATGATGCTATTATATCTTTTAAAGATGATGGACTTATAAAAGATACTCTTAAGAGTGGTACTACTCCTGAAGCCGTAGCTAAAGTATTAAGAGATAAAGTAGCTACTACTGTTAAAGCTGGAGGTAGTGGTTATACTACTACTGGACAAAAAGCTATTAGCAATAAAGAATATGAGACTCGTAGAGCATCTATAGAAGCTAGAGGTAGTCAACGTATATCAGATGTATTAGCTCAATACACTAAAGGTAACAATAAATCTACAGGATTAGCAAATATACTAGCTCGAGTGAAAGATTACAATGCTACTGAAATTAATCCTACTATTCCTGGTACTGATAAAAAAGCTCCTAATAATGAAACACAAGTTACTAAAGCAGATAGGTATAAGTCCGGAACTGTCATAGGTGATGCTATGAACTCTAGCAAGAAAGGGTTACTAGCTAAAGCACTTATGAAAGATCCACAAAAGTTTGGAGAAGAGTTCAACAAACTTACAGATGCACAGCAGAAAAGTGTAACTAGTATATTATCTTCTAAGACTAGTGAAAAAGTTATGACGGGTATAGCTACAGGAATCGAAGTTAATAAGGATAAACCTAGAAAAGAAGAGCCTTCTGTAGTAAATAAGCTAAAAGATACAGCAACCAATACTCTAACACCTGCTACAAAACCTACAAACTTGGTAGGTGATAAGTATGACGCTGACGCTAGGTTTATGGAACTGACAGAAGAGTTGCCTGAGTCATATTCAGACGCAGATAAATTCTTTCTACTTAAAAAACAACTTAAACAAAAAATTGATACTGGTACTTTAACACCAGAGGATGAGAAAGCTTTAAATTTCTATCAGTCTAAAATATCTACTGGTGAAAAGCTTAAAGGTTCTTCTAAATTTGGAGGAGAGTTTGTAGGTTCTATGTACAGTAAAGCAGCTTCTTCTGGAGCGGATACAGGGGAGTTTTTAGCTAATGCTTTACGTGTAAACCCTATAATAAACTCTGGGTTAAATCTTTTATCAGGTAAAGATTCTATAGTGGATAAAGATACTTTAACGTCTATAGCAGAAACCTTCGGAGGAGGATCTAAAAAAATATCTGAATTGGACGCTAATCTGGTTAATAGGATGTCAGAACAAACAGGTATCCCTACCTCTGAGATTAATAAGTATGCCACTGTAGGTTCGTTTTTACTCGCATTAGGTGGACCTCTAAAAGAACTTACTAAGTCTGTAATCAAAAAAGGTGGTAAAACCCTTAGTGATACTTTAGTTAAAGGTAAAAGAGTATCAGCTAAAAGAGCTAAAAAGAATCAACATCTTAAATCTGACGAACCAATTATTGTTGGGCATGGTAAACCTAAAAATACAGGACCTACTAGTGTTTCAGACGATATTGATGAGTTAATTAATAGTACTGACCCAGTAAAACAGGCTATAGGTAAAGACATGAAACGTCAAGCCGCTGAAGTAGCTAAAGTAGCGGCTAAAAAATCTTCTTTGGAAGCTAGGAATTTAGTCACTAAGTTAGAAAAAAAGTTAGATAAACTCTACAACAACAATAAAAATAGTGAAGCTAATCAGATAGCTATAGAAGAGACTATAGAACAGATACGAAATTTACAGTCTCGATTATAGTATAATTATATAAATACATAAAGGCTTATAATGGCACAATCAGCGTTTGCAGACATACAAGCTCCAGTAGTACCTGGAGTAGTAGATACATCCCTTACAAGACAGACACCCCAACAACTAGATTCTATGTATAATACATATAATCCTATTATAGAAAGATCTAGATTACTTGAAGAACAAGCTGATAAGATACGTAACTCTAAACTAAGTCAGAAACAGGCATCTATTGCGGATAAACTAAAGAGTAAACAGGAAGCTATTACGGGTGTAGGTTATACTGATACTGATGGCCATTTCGGAGAAGCTGTAGACGCAGCTCAATCGGGTATAGCTAAACTAGCTACTAAAGGTGTTAATGCCTTCGGTACATTAGGTATAGAAGCATACGATGCAGTTGCTGATGTAACTTCTGAAGAAAAGTCAGGGTACTATGAAAAGCTAAAACAGGTATCACCCTTTGGGGATTTAACGATAGGTGACGCATTAAATGAACAAGATACTAAATTTGATTCAGCATTTGGTGTTAAACCAGAAAGTAGACAAAGACAACAAGTACTTAATCAAGCAGCAGAAAAAGCCCAATTAAGAGCTGATGCTGTACAAGTTACTGATATAGATTCATTTGGAGAGTGGGCTAATCACAAAACTGATCAGATACTTTTGAATATGCAAAATGCTCCGATGACTATAGGAGATTCCATTCCAGAGTCTGCTGCACTAATATCTAGTACACTAGGATTACCCCTTGTTGTTGGTACTAGAGTTGCTACACACCATAACAATTATAAAGAAAACAATGATGGCAATTCTATGTCTCTAGAAAAAGCCGCAGCTGTAACAGCTCTTACTACAGCCTCTCTGGGTACAGAAAAATTCTTAGTAAAAACAGGTATTGGTACAGTAGCTAAAAACTTACTAGGAAAATCAAAACTCCTAGATAGTGTAGCTGGATTCTTAACTACCGTAGGTGGTGAGTATACACAAGAAAGGTTTGACTATACTGTAGAAAAATGGGCTGAACAAAAAGAAGGTACAGCTACGTTTGAAGAGATATGGAATTCCCATCGAGCAAGAGCTGCCGGTACCGCAGGTGCTACAGCTGGTGGTGAGCTAATGGGTGCAGGTATGGCCGTTAAACAGGCTCCTGCTGCTGTTAAAGCAGTGACAAAACCGATAGTAGCTCCACTCAATGCTTATGGTAAACGTAAAGCATCTCAACATCAAGAAAAGAAAAACTTAGAAGCAGCTAGATCATATGTTAAATCTGGGTATAACGATGCTGAAACCAAAGCTAAACATGAGACTTCATTAGCTGTTGATTTACAGACACAAGAATCTGCTATTAAAACTTTAAAGGATGCCCAAGACACGATAAAAAACTTGGATAAAAAGGGTGGCAGCCCATTAGCCACTGTATTAGAAGTCCAAAAAGCTATGAATGTAGGCTATGAATCCGACAAGGCAGAAGATAACGTAATAGCTAGTTTAGGTGTAAGAGAGCTGTCAAACATACTAGACTCACTGACTCCTGAACTTAGAAGAGAAGTAGAGAATAGTGTTGACAAGAAGGTAGATACTCCACTAACCGTTCTATCTAAAGTAGGTATACTACTAGTTTCTAATAAAGAGTTACTGACACAAGAAATCAAAGATACCTTTAATAGTAATAAATCTGCTATAGAGGAACAAGCGGTTCAAGCTCTTAAGGATGGGGCGTTAGATATTACCTTTAAGCGTAGTATAGCTCAACTAGAGAGAGATAATAAAATAACATCTTCGGTAGCTAAAGAACTAGCTAGTATGTCAGATCCAAAATCCACTGTGGATACTCCATATAGTAGCTTAGTTAAGTTAGATGGTGAAGCACTAACTAAAGAACTGGCTAAATACGATGCTAAGGCGTTGAAGACTATTATAGATGAAGCTAAACGTAAGACTCGTGAATCTAGGTCCGCAGATAGGGATGTATTATCCAGTACTCAGATAGGGGTAATGGAAAAGTTCTACAAAGGTATCACTGGGGCTTTTAGTGTTAAACCTTCTGAGAAGATTGTTAAGGAGGTGCAGGGTATTAAACGTGCAAGGAAGCTAGCTAAAAGGCACTACGACCCTAAGAAGCCTTTAGGAGAGCAGTTTAAGGAATTCGTATCTGATATGAAAGGTAAGATAGCTGAAGCCGTTAAAACACCTGGGCAAGCTAATAAGCAAGACTTCGCCAATACGACTAAAGCTGTAATAGAGGCTGTAAATAACCTAGACCAGGTTAATGATATACCTTACGTACAAAAGGTAATTGAAGATCTGGAAGTTATAGGTGTTTTAACTAAAGCCAAAGCTGAATCTTTACGTAATAAAGTGCTAGAGTATTCTGAAAATCTTGATGTTGCTGATGGTGTATTACGTCCTGGAGTAAAGAAAGGGTACGACACCTTAGTTAATACTGCTAAGACTTCTACGAAAGGGGACGTGGATAAAGCTATTGATAGCTTTCTGTCTAAACTTAAAGGTAGACTAACCGACACTGAACGTAAAGTTATTACTAAAGCATTAGCTAAACTAGAGAATCTTGGTAAGGCTTCTAAAGCTAAGGTTATCTCTGCTATAGATGACATAAGTGATGGAGATAAAACTATTAAAGAACAGTTACTAGGCACCTATGAAGCTATGCAAAAGACTATATCTGACACAGTTAAGGGTAGAGAAGTTTATGAGAAGAAAGCTGAAAGTGTAGTATCCAGCATTAGGGATTCTGCACTACGTAAAGAGGTAGGTAAAGACTTTGATAAGATATTTGATAGTGTAATGACCAACCTTGGCAGTGTGAACATTAAAGAATCTTTTGATAAAATAACAAAGAAAGTAACTGATGCTGATTACCTGGCTATGTATCAATCAATGAAAGATATTGGTGTCGTACAGAATAATGGTAAGAAAGTTAAACAAGTAGATAAAGTATTAGATGAGAACGGTAAACCGTTAATTAAAGAAGAGGTATGTAAGTAATGGCATGTGATAACGTAATAATTACTAAAGAGAACTATGAAGAAAGACCTAATGATAAAGAATTGAAGCAGTCTATATACTCAGCTAATATGATAACTGATGAGATACTTACAAATCTATTCTCATCTGAAGTGTCTAACGCTAAACAGTTTGAAGAGCTTTTTGAAGGAGATAGTCCTACTATCCCCTATAAGTCTGTACTAGATAAGGTTAGTTCACTTAAGTATTTTGATGAATCTAAGATGCCATTTGGTAAGAAGATAGGGGAAATAGTTGATGGTGATGATATTAGAGATATTACTATAGCCTTATCACAACTAATATCTGTAAATAAGTCTGAACAAGACCTTACTAGAAAGTACAACTTAGACGCTAAAGCTGTAGAATCTGTACAAGATAACACTGATCCATCTAAGTACCAAACATCTTACTCTAATATAGCTAGGACTATCGGTAGGGAAATACTAAAGACTAGAGGTTATAGACTTATACCTAAGAATGAAAAAGGTATAAAAGATTCTGTAGCTTATGAGACTAAAATAGGTGAGAAAGCCTTACAGAAGTTAGAGGATAGGGGTTTATTGTCCATTACTGAGTCAGGTACTATAGTTAACCGTAATTTTAGAGATCCTAATCCAGACAATATGAAGGATATAAACTATACTAAAGGTAAGCGTAAAAAAGTACTGACGGGTATAAAGACTGTTGTTCTACTAGACCTTATAGAAGATACAGCTACACAAGAGGACAGAAGATCTATATCTGGTAACATAGCTGCTACAAGGGCTTTAATCAGCCCTCCAAATAGTGCCGTACCTAGTTCTACACCTAAAGAGATTAATCGTCAAGCCCAAGACATGAATATGCTAGATAAACATGAAGAAATACTAGAGCATGTACAAGATAACCCTTTAAGAGTTACACCGTTCATGAAAGAAGCTATAGATGACTTAAGTAAGAGAATTAAGTCGACTAAAGGTAGTACAAAAGGTACTCTAATGGGATTAGCTGATTTTATAAGTAGTAGTAAATCTTCTCCTTTCTTATTTGGTACTATAGACTCTGAAGAATTAAACGCTATTATGATGGGAGATCCTGTAGGTATAGAACAGAACTACGGTAGATCACAATCAAAGACTATACAATTCAGTAGAGTGTTAGATGTATGGGATGATTTACAAGATAGTTTATTCTACTCATTCCAAACAGCTAATCAAAATAGAGCTCATGTATTAGAGCAGACTTTATCTTATCAATCGGATAACTTCTTATCTAGGCATGTATTAGGTTCAGATAAAGTACAAGAAATAGCGGATCCTGCAGATATACGTTATGTCATATCTTATATTGCAGATGAGACTGGATTAGCACCAGCGGATATTCTAGGTGGTACTAAAAGCTCAGCACTATTGGATGAGTATGTAGGGTATTTAGATGACAAAGACAAGAATAATGACTCTGCTTTAGGTCTAATAGCTACTATGGCTAACAACTTAGATAAAGGTAAAAGCCCTTTTAATAAGCCTTCTAAGTCTGCATGGGAACTAATGAGTTATGTACAGGCTGTTAAAGATATTAGAGATGGTATTAATAACGATGGGGTAGTTAGAACACACTTCATGCCTAAACCAGATGCTACAGCTTCCGGAGCAGTTATTACATTACTACAAGCAGCTAGGTATGGTGGATATAATGAAGAAGTAGCTAAAGACTTGATAGAAGGTAATCTAAAAGATGCATACGATTTATCAGTCAAAGAATTAGATTCCAGGCTTAAATCATTCTCTAATAAGACTACTAAAGACGCTTTTAAAACTAGTCATAAAGATTCTTACCTACTAATAAAGAAATTATCTGATTATAAGACCGGTATTATAGATGGGCCTAGAGAGCTTATGAAGCTACCATTTACTAAATTTATCTATGGTCAAAATAAAGACAATAATGTACAAGAGATCACTAAAGAAATGGCTAGTCTTATTATTGAACAGCAAAAGACTGACCTAGCTAAAGAGATTCTTGGCGATAACTATACTGCAGATACTATAGAACTTAGAGCTGCATTAGAGAAAGAACTTGGTAAAGAGTATGGAGTAGCTTATGAACTAGTTACTATCATTGACGAGACTACTGGTAAATCATTATTTGATCGTCAAGGAGAAGAACTTGGGGATATGCACAAGCTTATGGAAGAAGCTAGATTCTCAGAAGGTTCCACTTATGGTCAGATTAAAGTAGTACCACCATTAGCTTGGATCAATAGCGATAGAGATCTTACTAACCTAGTTAATTATGAAGAGATGCGTGATGGTAAAGAAGGTGAGAAAGGGTATGCGACAGTTATAGAAAAGTATTTTGAAGCAGTATTAACTGATAAAGATGGAGCATTGACTACTATTAAGAAGAGATACCCTAATGAGAATAGTATTAAAGTACTTCTACAACATATGATGGATGCTGCTATTCTATATGAGTCATTAGGTGAGACAGAAGGCTTTGAAACTTACTTCAACGGCTTTATGCTTAACCATGACTCTATTGGTGCAGAAGTAACTTTTGCTAGAAACTTAGAACCAGTATATAAACGTAAGACTATGGAAATCAATAGTGAGTATGATTTTAAAGAAGCCGCATTAATGGAATTAAAGTATGCTAGATCTAGAACTACTGAACCATCTTTACTAGAGAAAATGGATGCCCTTATAACTAAAACAGAGGAACAACTAAAGACTGAAATACCTAATAAGCAGAAGGTACTATCTAGTGGTAAAGGTATAATAGATAACGCTTTTGGAGTTAAACCTAGTGTATTAAAAGAAGCAGAAGCTTTAGATCTAAGCCCTAGAAGAGTTAAGAAAACTAAAGAAGGTAAAGTAGTAAATCTTAATGCAGAGAAAGAACTAAATAACCTACGTGAGCTTATAGAGAATGATCCTGACAGTGTTATTACTTATGACCTAGAAACTGATAGTGTAGACACTAAAGTAGCTAATTTAGTTCAGATAGGGTACAAGAAGGGGACTAATCCAGCTACTAGCATTAATATACAGATGACTCAAGAACAGGCAGGTAAATATATAGAAGCTCTTAAAGGTACTCCTATAGAAGATTCTCAATTATATAAAGATATACTTTTAAATTATAGAGCTGATAACAATATGGCTGACTGGAATAAAGAAGCATTACCATTAGTAAAAGCTGTAAAAGAATTCAAATCTATAGTAGATGATAGTAAAGCTTTAGTTAGTTTTAATGGTAGACTGTATGACGATAAAGTACTTAAAGCGTATGGGGTTGATGTAAAAACTACTCATGATATGCGTAATTTATCTCAAGATTCTGTAGTTATTACAGGCAGCAGGAAAGGTAAGTTATCTGACTTAGCTGATAAAGCTAAATGGACTGAAGACCAACTACATAATGCAGATATAGATGTTGAAGTTACATTTGAAGCTATCGGTAGTAAGACTGAGACTAAACCTACTCCAGATAACGTACTAAGTAAAGATGCAGTAGAAGATTTTAAATCTAACGTAAAGCTATTTAATAAAGTGAGTCAGACTATTATACTTGAATCTTTTAATGTTAACCCCAGTGTCAATATAGTTAGTTATACAAAAGATATAACTCCTTATTATGATTTAGCTACTAATACAGTACATGTAAATCAGACTATGAATGAAGAGCTATTTGCCCATGAGTTTGTACACGCTACTATTGCACAGAAAATAGAGAATGACCCAGTGTATGCTGGTAAAGTAAAAAAGCTATATGATAAAGTAATGAAAGAAGACCCTTCTATTTTAGAAGGTTTAAAAGATGTACCTGACGCAGATATACTTCATGAATTTATGGCTGTAGCTTTAGCAGATAAAACTACTCGTAATAAATTAAAGAAAGTCCCATACGGTAAACGTATCATAGATGCAGCAGTCAAACTAGTATTTGCAGCTTTCGGTGTGTCTCCTAATAAATATGGAGATAGTGCATTAGGTGAGGCTATTACATTATTTTATGAAGCTACATACGATGATAGTATAGTTAATCCTGACAAAAAGTTGAACTACATAGATGTAGTTACAGAAAAATACAAGGGGTATCGGCCCGAATTAAAAGATAACAGAAGTATCATAGAAAGGACATCTAATGTAATGATAGATGTAGACTCCTATGTATCTAGTAAGATACAGTCTACTATAGATTATACTATAGGTATAGATAGAGATAAAGAAACAATAACATCTAAGTCACATGACTACATGATGGAAAACTCTGATATATATAAGAATACATTCAATGCTATTACTGATCAATGGGATAGTAACACTTTCATAAACAAAATGAAGTTCTATCTAGACTTAGATGAGAAAGCTAGGAGAAAAGAGTTTAATGTTTTAAATACGCAGTCTATTCATGCTGAAGAGCGTAAAGCACAGTTTGAAACTGATAAGATGAATGAACTGTATGATGATATTGAAGGACTATTCACTAAAGCAGAGACTTCTACATTATACAGTTTACTGAGTGAAACTCCAATAGCCTACCTAGGTAAAGATGATGTATTTAAAGGACTGCTAAAGAAAGAGTTTACTATAGATGAGAAGATAAAAGATTTATTAGATAACAGTACATTAAATGCTAAAGCTAAGAAGAACATAGCTAAGAAGGCCCAAGAGTTATCTGAATTCTACATAAATAAGAAAGCTCCAAAAGGATTAGCTACAGATAGAAATTTTGAAGGGGACAGTAGAGTATTGGTTGGTCAGCTATCTGCTTTATACGCTATGCAAAAGATACCTAACGTAAATAGTATATTACATAAGATAAACTCTACTAAGAGGCATAGAAAAGTAGTAAATAAGCTATTAGAGCTATCTTCGGCAGTGCAAGTACTAGATGATGAGTTATATGGTACTATATCTTTAAACTACGATACACATACAGGTAACCTTAACCATAAAGTGTTTGAGGGTAACATCGAAGTTAAGCATGTTAACGCACATACTATAAATAAAGAATTTAGAGAAGACTTGGGGTGGAAGATACTTGAGCACCCTGCAGACGGTAAAGCCGGTATTATGTATAGGAATGCAGGTGATATTACGTTCCAAGGTGGACTAGGTACACAACTAAAGTTACAACCTGACTTACAGGTAACTATACCAAAATCGTATGGCTTAGAAAGAAACAATGCTATGTCACAAGTAAATGGCGATAGATCTACTGTAGTGTTTACTAATGATCAACTAGATACTATGGGAATGGTTCGTGACCCTATCGTATCCTTAGTTAAAGGCTATTCACATAGAATGCTGTTACAAGAGACTCAATCTATCCGTAAAGAGCTAGTTAATGAGTTTACGGATGTATATAGTAAGAAAGATGACGATAAATTAAAACAAAAGATAAAAGACAGAGAGCATAATTGGTACTTAAATCTTCCAGAAGGTATTACTATAGATCAACTACCTAAAGAAATAAGAAGTCGTTACAAGCTGTCTAGATCTTCATCGGACGTAGATGATTTTGCTTCACAAGTAACATTAGTAAGAAGTGATATGGCAGATTTCGTTGAAGGGTATAAAGAGATACAAATAGGTGGAACTAACACTAAATTGAATAAAGTATTTAGCGTAGTTAAGAAGACAGTATTACTTCAAAAGATCCACTGGGTAATTACAGCACCAGTAAAAATAGCTATGGACACTACGTCTAACCTAGCGTATTTACTAAGTAGAAATATCCCTATTACTACTGTATATAGTAAGACTAAGCGTATAGCTAATGATATGGTAGAGTTTACTAAGTTAAGAGAAGAGTTATTACATGCTGAGTTTAAGAATAGGGCTAACCCTAGTAAGACGTTAGCTAAAAAGATTGAAAGTTTAGAAGAGAAGATAAAGACTCATAGAATGTCTTCAGCTTACTTTAGAGGATTTATACAATCTATTGCTATAGATATATCACAGAAGAATGAGCATACGGCAGCAGGCCTACATAAAGATGTTGGCAGTATACTTACCAAAATATTCAGAAACGATACTGGATCCTTAAACAGAGCAGGTAAAGCTGTAGATTACTTAAGTAAGTTTGCTATTAACGGTGAGGATATATTACTAAGAGTATCAGCAATAGCTAAAGCCAAAGGTAGTAGTAATGTAGCTAAAGCAACAGCCGATATGTTAGAGGATATTGCCAATAATATAAAGAGAATTAAAGATAAAAGTGATGTCGAAGCTTACATACAAGAGTATATGGCTACTCCTGGTACAGCTTTAGTTAATGTAGGTTCAGTGCTAGTGCAAACTCCGGATGTTATAGCTAAAGTTATACTACATGAACATTTAGTAGAGCAGAAAGTAAGAAAGTATAGAGATAGTCATAATGGTAGAGGACCAGACAGGGATGCTCTATATGCTATTAATGAGGAGGCAGCAATAGAATCTGTCACTAGTTTTATAGATTATAAAATGAATATACCTAGGGAGCTAAGGTTGTTAGAGCAAACTGGTGTTACTAGCTTTATTAGTTTCTGGTCTAGAATTCAAAAAGTGATATTGGTAAGCTTAAGAAACAATCCTGTGAATGCTCTTATCACAATTCTTATAAATGAAATGTTAAATCTTGATGGCGGTACTATACTTGATGCCAGTTTTGTAGAAAAATGGGGTTCAGGAAGTTTAGCGGGAAGTTACAATCCTGGAATGGATGTTCTATTCCCTACTAAATTGGCAGGCTAGGAGGAATTATTCCTTCTTTTACTGGCTTTTACCTCGTACATAACATTCGATAAAAGTACCAGTGCACTAATAACTATTTTTAACGTACCGTGAGTAAACAATAGTATCACCTCCTTTCAATTAAGGTTCCTGGGTGTTATTTCAGGGTTTACTAACACGATTCAGTTCATCTACAACTAGTTGGGCAAATCCGCAAATGTCTCTATAATTGTCATCGTATGTTGGATCTCCATTAGCTATACGAGCTAGTTTATGGAATATCATTTCTATAGCTTCAGACATGAATGGTTCAAACTCTTCAGGTCTACCGTATTCTTTAACGTGGTTATCGAATGTAGCTTTTAACTTTTGAGATAACTGTGCATGGTTAGAAAACTCTCCGTAGCGAATACCTCTTTGTTTGAGTGTAGCTTCTACTGACTGTAGTTTCTCTCCAGCATCGTTAGTTTCAAACTCTCCATATCTATACAGTTTAGCTCCATCTATTGGCTTGGTAATACCTACTCTTGCCTCAGATAAAGGGATTTCACGTTTCATAAGATCTTTGTTACTGTAGACTGTTTTATCTCGGACTTGGTTTGCTTCTTCACGATAACCACAAGATAGGCAGGATATAATTCCTTGACTATCTTCGTGTACCTCGTGGTTACATTTTTCACAGTTCATTAATCATCTCCTGTCATATCTGAGGTGTCTGGTTTAGACTCCTCTATTTGTTGTCTAGCTACATCTATACTATCTGCACCATAGAACTCTGCTTGAAGTTTGTTCATGGCATCAGCTTTCAATCTAGGGTGAGCACTAGATACCGCTATCGAAGCTCGTTTTCTTTCGAATTCTAACCTATCCATCTAAGGTACTCCATTTAGTGTAATCTATGTCACCCCATGATCCCTGGATATTCTTAGAGTATTCAGTAACAGAACCTGCGAAGAAATCTGTAAGTACTGTACCTACAACGTCATCCATGTAAGCTAACGGATTAGTAGTAGTTCCATAGTTCTTCTTCATACCGAGTTCATTTAGAGCAATATCTGCACGATATTCTGCGTATCTTTTTAGAGATTCATTAGACATATGTGGAGGATTCAAGTAATCTATGAGTGTGTGCTCATAAGCCACTGTTTCTCGTATAGCTTCATAGATGTCATACTTTAACTCATCAGTCCATATGTCCATGTTCTCTTCCACTGTTTGTCTGAATAGTGCAGAATTACCTAGTCCATGTATAGTTTCTTCTTTTATCGAGTACTCAACTATAGTACAAAGTCCAGGATATTTACCTTCAAATTGATACTTAAGTAATGCTGCAAACTGTGCCATAAGACTAATCCACTCTGCTCCACCACCGTAGGTAGCTAACATACGAAGTACATCAGATCTAAAGACTTTATCTAGTTCTATATTTGATAGATTCATAGATTTGTAGTCTTCATACTTCTTTACTTTCGCTTTATCTAGGTACTCGGTCTTTAACGCCATCTGTGGTATATCTAGAAAGTCGGAGTATATGGAGTTAGGTAATCCAATAGTTTCAGTAAATAAAGAGTAGTTCTCAATATGTGTGTACTCTCTAGCCATGAAATTGGATAACATAGCTTGTACTTCCATAGGTTTAAATATGCGTAACATAGTTGCGTATCCTGTACCTACTACTACTTCATTCTGAGTAAATAGTCTCATAACATTAGTGATGAATTCTTTTTCCTCTGGTGAAGCTCGTTGAAAGTCCTGTAAATCTTGGTTAAGATTAATCTCGTCACTGGTCCAATGCATCCTATCGTGTTTCTTATAGAACTCCCAGAACTCAGGGTATCTAAAACCCTTAGCTCCTTTAAATGTAGAAATCCCATTCATGTGTAGTAAGTTACTCATTATTTATTCCTTTCAGCGTTACCGCTTTTATACTTTGTTTTTAGTACATCAAGAGTAAATAGTTCACTACGTTTATAGTACTCTATGAACTTACCTTTACGCATACTGCGAATATGTTGAGCTGTAACCTGTGGGTACTTTAACGCCATATCCTTAGCTGTATCTGTACATGTCATAATATCATGCATCTGCTCTATGGTTAGCTTTTTTCTAGGAGTACGTAGGTTAGTATCTAATGCATGTTGGTTATTCTCACTATCGGTAGACCACTCAAGGTTAGATACATCATTATTAGACTTATTGCCATCTATATGATTTACCGTCCTTTTGTTTTCTGGGTTAGGCAGGAACTCCTTAGCTATTAATCTATGTACACGTTTCTTTGTAGGTACCTTATCTATGTATAAGGAAACAACAGGGTACCCTTTTGGGTCCGTGTTGATTGCTAAGAACTTATTAGATACTTTACTGAATACTCTTCCATTACTATGTAATGTATAATTATTATATAATGCTACTTCCATTTTACTTCCTTGGTTAAGATGCTTGTATTATACCAAAGAAAGTGCAACGAAGTCAAGAGCAACCTATACACGTGTCTGAAGTTAGCTCATCCATTGTAGTTCCTTGTTCGATATGTTTACGTCCATCTGATGATGTAGAAGCCCTAGTTTCAGCACTACTACGTAAATAGTAGAGTGACTTAACTTTCTTTTTCCACGCTAAGATATGAAGGTCTGATATATACTGTACATGACTTCCACCGGGTACAAATAAGTTCAATGACTGAGACTGATCTATAAACTGCTGTCTATCCCCTGCCATCTCAATAACCCATCTCTGGTCTATCTCGAACGCAGTCTTAAAGACATCCTTCGTATTCTGATCCATCCAATCTAGATGCTGTACTGAACCATTGTTCTTCTTAATAGAAGCCCACTGTTCGTCATACCAGGATTGGCTACTATCTAACATCCCATCTCTGATATGCTTATCTAGGTATTTATTTGTAATAGCGAATGAGCCCTGCTTCACTTTCTTTGTGAATGCGTTAGTAACCCAAGGTTCAATACCTGAACTAGTTACATTACATAAACTAGATATAGACATGGTAGGTGCTATAGCTGTAACGTGAGTATTTCGTTTAAGTCCACCATTAGCTCTGATAGATAAAGGACAGGGTTCAGTAGGATTAGACGTATTATGTCTATCTGCCGAGTCTTTAATCTGTTTAAATATCTTCATATTCAGACCCTTCGCAATAGCTGATTCCCAAGGTATCATCTTAGACTGTAATAAACTATGGAAGCCCATAACACCTAATCCGATGCTGCGTTCGTCTATAGCTCCATTTCTGGCTCTCTCGAATCCAGGTAATCCTTCAGTTCTGTCGATAAAGTCTTGAAGTACATTATCTAGGTAATCTGTACAATCTGCTATGAACTGGTCAAAATTAGATTGATACTCATCCCAATACTCAAGATTAATTGAGCCAAGACAACAAACACCACTGTGATTATCATCCGTTCGAAGTGCGATTTCGACACACAAGTTGGAAGTAGATACTTTAATCCCTTCATGCTTATATTCCTCTGGAGCTAGTTCATTTACTGTATCTATAAATAAAAGATAAGGCTCCCCTTTAAGAGTAGACCTAACCTCTAACAGTTGTATCCATAGTTTCCTAGCTTTGACTGTTTTAACTACTGTTTGGTCTTTAGGAGATATAAGATCCCAATTAGAATCAGATAGTACAGCTTCCATAAAAGCATCTGGTATAACTACACCATGATGTAGATTTGGTGCTCTACGATTTTGATCTCCAGTAGGTTTACGTAAATCTATAAACTCTTCTATTTCTGGATGAGCGATATTTAAGTAGACAGCCTCAGAGGCTCTCCGCAGTCCACCCTGACTAATGGCAAGGGTGGAACGATCTGAAATCCCCATGAAAGGTATGATGCCTGAAGAGGAACCTCCGTGTTTTCCGACTGAGGCGTTAACTTCTCTGACTGAACTCCAATCAGTTCCAATTCCACCTCCGTAAGCACCGAGGTTGAACGCTTCGTTGTAATTCTGGAAGATTCCTGGTTTGTCGTCACTGACTGACTTGGTAAAGCAGCTAATAGGCAATCCACGATTTGTTCCTCCGTTAGAGGAGATTGGGGTACTTGGGTGAAACCAGTAGTTTTTGACATATTTTTCCATCCTCATAGCGTGTTGTGGGTCATTAGCATAAGCGTTAGTTACTCGTTCTACCCATCCCTGATAGTCTTCAGAGGGTAGAAAATAAGTATCTTGGTACAGCTTTTTGCTGAATTCGGGGAGATTTTCCCACCCTCTGTCAGTCATTTAGTTATACCCAAGCTTATCTAACGCAACTAACTCTTGTCTGAGGCTTGCTGTTTGCTTTTTGATAGAACCTAATCCTGTACGGATACGTTTAGCTGATGCTTTAGTAGGTTTTTCGTTGTAAGCTACTACCTCAGCTGTTAGTGTTTGTAGTTCTTTTTCTAATCTTTCTGTTGACTGTGACATTGTAATTCCTTAATTATATATTTTAAGACCGTCTTGGTCGTATTCTTCTAGGCAGATTTTAGCTGCTGCTGTTACTACTGATTCAAGTTTGTAAAGGTATTCTAGGTCCTCTGCTTCAAACATTTTATCTATGCCTCTGTGCTTCA